AGGAGATAGTGAGGAGCATTAGATATTGGGACAAAGCAGGAACAGAAGATGGCGGAGCTTTTACGGCAGGTGCATTGGTTCATAAGATGATAGATGGCTCTTTTATAGTTGCAGATAGAGTAAAGGGTCAATGGAGTGCAGGTAAAAGAGAAAGGATAATAAGACAGACAGCCGACATGGATGGAACAAAGGTTAGCGTGTGGGTTGAACAAGAACCCGGGAGTGGGGGAAAAGAAAGTGCAGAAAATACAATTAGGGGATTAGCTGGATTTAAAGTGAGAGCTGATAAAGTGACAGGTGCTAAAGAAGTAAGGGCTGAACCGTATGCAAATCAGGTGGAAATAGGAAATGTATCATTATTAAAAGCAGAATGGAACAAAGACTTTCTATATGAGCATGAATCATTCCCTGTCGGTAAGTATAAAGATAGTGTGGATGCTACTGCAGGAGCGTTCAACAAACTAATAGCTCAGAAAGCGAGGGTTGGGACATGGGGAGGAAAGAAGTAAATGGCAACTAAAACAACAAATAGAATAAAGAAGAGTGGAAAAGTGAATAGTGACGGGAATGGTAAGTTTGACCTATTGACTAACAAGGCAAAGGGCGAATTGCTCAACCTGTTTTATCAACAGACAACACGAAGACAATTAGCAAACAGACTAGGATTAAGTTTTAAAGATGACAGCAGAGATACTTATAAAGCTCTGGGATACCCAGTTCAACTGGACTTTAATCATTACTGGGCGTTCTATACAAGGGAGCATATAGCAAAGAGGGTGGTGGATGCTCCTGTAGATGCGTGTTGGCAAAAACCCCCTGAAATAACAGAGAATGTAGCAGATGGAGAAGAAACCGAATTTGAGAGAGCATGTAAAGACTTGGTAGATGAGAGAAAAATCTGGCATTATATGAGTAGGATTGATAAACTGAGTGGTATCGGAGAGTTTGGTATTATGTTGCTGGGGTTTGATGGCGAACAAAGTCTGGAAGAAGAAGTAGACTCTGCCACTAAACTCCTCTACATTCGACCATACAAACAGGACAATGTATCTATTAAGAAATACGAAGAGGATTTAACTAATGAGAGGTATGGCTTGCCGAGCGTATATTCATTGAAAGTAACTAATGCACAAGGTGGAGTGAGTGAGAATCTGGTACATTGGACTAGGGTTATCCATATAGCAGACGAGCTACTGGAAGACGATATATTAGGAACTCCAAGGCTGATGAATGTTTATAATCTGATTGCTGGATTACATTTAGTGGCTGGGGGTAGTGGAGAGATGTTCTGGAGAGGGGCATTCCCAGGCATGGCTTTCATACTTGATAAAGATGCAGAGTTTGACCCTAACCAAGACGCCACTTCCTTGAACAATGAGATAAATGATTATATACACGATTTCAATAGAACACTCAAGCTACAAGGAATGGATGTTAAGAATCTAGCACCACAAGTGGCTGACCCTTCCAAGACCGTTGAGGTATTGATTACATTGATAGCAGGAGCCAGAAACATTCCAAAGAGAATACTTGTAGGAGCTGAGAGAGGTGAGTTGGGAGGTGATAGAGATGAGAACGCTTGGACTAAGAAGGTGAGGGAGAGACAGGCTAACCATTGTGTTCCTATGATGGTTCGCCCTTTCATTGACCGCCTTATGGAACTTGGTGTTTTACCACCCTCTGAAGATTACGAAGTGGTGTTTCCTGATATATCAGTTCCTACAGAAGAGGAAGAGGCGAAGGTGGCTGAGACTAAGGCTAAGACCCTTGCTGTTTATAGTAACTCAATGGGAGCTCAGGAAGTAATGCCACCAGAGGTGTTTCTCAAAGAAGTAATGGGATTTGATGATGAGATTATAGAAAAGATAGATGAGAGGCTGGGAGAAATATTAGAAGATGATTTAGAAGATGAAGAAAAAGAAGCCGAGATAAGAAAAGAGATAGAGGGTAGTTTGATTAAAGAGGGGAAGAATAAGATAGCGAGGGATAAGGCATTGGCAGATATTACTCAACAAGGACAAATGGAGGAGTAGGGGGAGAGTGAATGGCTGAAACACTGAACTGTAGGAATGAGGATTGTCCATCAAAGAGAGAATGTAAGACCCATGAATGTGTGGATAGAGTAGCAATCATGGAGGAGACTGTTGTTTATAAGTTTGACGAGTGGACAGGGAGATGTGGACATTGGATTCCATATAATAAAGAAAAGGAGGAGAGATAATGTTACCAGCAGGTTTATTCTTTTTTTGGATAAGAGAGAGAAGAAGGTTTTTTGCAATTTAACTATAGATTAAAGTCACCACATACAGAGGAAAGATAGTTTTAAACTCAAAAAGGAAGGGAGTTGCAAATTATGTTGGAAACCAAAGAATGTGTTGTAGAAAAAGCAATAGAATTATTTGTAGAAGCTGTTGAGTTATCTCCTGATTTGGAGATACTAGGGACAGCAACTCCTGCAGAGGAAGAGGTCTTTGTGATTAGAGACCATTCCAAAGCCAAAGGTGAAGACGGTGAAGAAGGAGCGTATGTTGAAGTATCTGTTAAAGAAATAGTAGCAAAGGTTTCTAATGTAGAGAGGGCAACTCAATTTATAGATGTTATTACTCAGAAAAGAAAGTCAGTTGTTTGCGAAGGCATCACTAGGATTGTTGGCTATTATTCGAGAGTGAATAATTGGAATAAGTCAAAGGTAGGAGAACTGAGGGATAGAACACAACACAATTATACTCTCAGTGGAGTTACTCCTAAATACGACAAAGAGAGGATTGAACGAATTAATAATTTATCTTAGCAATAACTGTCTTAATCTGCTGTGGTGACTATATTTTACAAAATTTGAATTATTCAGGTTCACCAGATGACGCTGGAGACACTTTTTTAATGATGTTCATAGGTAACCATGGTCAGCTTTTTGAAGGCTTGGAGAGATGAAGCAGTATGAAGAAATGGTGGGGAGAGAACAAGGGGTTTAACTACTATCCTAAATGCGATAAGGTGAGGGAAGAAATAAATGGTTTGGAGATAGCGTTTACTAAAAAGCTAGATGATGTGACTATCCTTATTAAGACTAATGAAGTTAGTAGGAAGAAGACGGACGAAAGGATAGATGATTTTCTGAACAAGGTAGATAGTTTCTTATTTGGGAATGGTGGAAAGGGAATCAAGACGGATATTGCCTTGATGGAGCAAAAAGAACAATTAATGGAAAAGACTCTAAATACTTTGGGAGAGAAAGTATCTTCTTCTGTTGTTAAAGTTAATGAGGAGATGAAGATACTAAAGGATAAGGTTGCAGAAGTTGATAAGCAGGTGACTATTAACACCACGAAGATTCTATGTTATACAGGTGCGATAGGAACATTAGTTGGTGTGATAGCTACATTCGTTCCTATGTTGTTTGATTAGGGAGGATATTATGATAGACTTGACTTTTAGAATTATTGAAGTAGTGATAATCATATTCTTACTTAAATGGGTATTCAATTATTTTTGTTATAAAGGCAGAGAACATAGGGAAAGGGAGGAAGAAACCCAAGAGATGGAGAGGAGACGATGGGAGAAGTATTTTAAATAATATGTGTGTGATATGCTTAGAAAATAATTTAGTTACTTTAAGCTTAATAACAAACGTAGACCCTACAAGGACTACATCTACTAGGAGACGTTTTGTTGCAGAAGTAGATAGAAGATTTCGTGCTCTAAAAGATGTTGTTAGAGAACATATTGAATCTGGAGCTTTGTTAGAAAGAGATATTTTATCTGATATATTGTTAGTTAATGCAACAGCAGCTCAATGGAGAAGTAGATATGACCCTAATAAAATACCAGAGTTCATGGACTGGTTAGAAGACCAGAACAATAAATTTATATTAAGCAAAGAGGGAGCTGGGATAGAAGTATTTACAAGGCAAGGTCTTCCATATAAAAAGTCAGTAAGTGATAGTCCCCGAATATATACTACTAAAAGGCTTGGAATGGTAGAAGGAAAGTGGTCTGACGTATATATCAGGTCAGCTTATCAAAAGGGAGTTCAGAGAACAAGAAATGAGCTAAGAAAACAGGGCATGTCTATTCCTTCTTTTGAAGCTGCGGCAGAAGGCTTAAGTGGAGTGTTCAATGTTCCTTTTCATGTTGATAGAGTTCAACTAGCTTACACTCAAACTTATGCAGGAATGCAAGGTATAACAAAGTCGATGGAAGCTCCGATAGCAAGAACGATGGCACTTGGAATGGCAGAGGGTCGTAATCCTAGAGAATTAGCAAGAGAAATTGCTGGGATAAAAGGGGCTTATAAAGATGTATTAAATAAAAGAAGAGGTATAATTGACAAAAAAGGCTGGACTAATGCTAGGACATTAGCAAGAACAGAAGTTATTAGAGCTCATCATGGAGCGAATATTGCAGAGATGAGGGCTTATGGAATAGAAGAAGTTTATGTAAAAGCTGAATGGTTGACGGCAGGAGATAATAGAGTCTGTCCTAGATGTGAAGGGAGAGAGGGAAGAATATATAAGTTAGATGAAATAGAACCCGAGATACCTTTGCATCCGAATTGTCGCTGTGTTGCTATACCGATAGTGCCTAGAAAAGGTAGAAAAAGACGGCGACGAGTTAAGAGGCCAGCTGAAGAGGTAGTTGTTAAGAAGCCTGTAGTTAAACGTATTAAAGTCAAGCAACCCATAGTTAAGAAAGTTGAGAAACCAGTTCCCTCTTGGAAAAAGAAAGTTGAGAAACCAGTTCCCTCTTGGAAAAAGAGAGTTGATAAAGTTATAGAAGAAAAGCGAAAGATAGAAGTAGATAAATTATTAAAGAAAGGCTACTGGAGATGGTTTTGGAGTGGAAAGATATCAAAAGAGATAAAAAGAGAACTTTATTATAGAAAGAAAGTTGGAAAAGACTGGTATATTAAAAAGAAACCTGTTAAGAAAGTCAAGCAACCCATAGTTAAGAAAGTTGAGAAAGTCAAGCAACCCATAGTTAAGAAAGTTGAGAAATCGAAGGGTATACCTTTTGCACCTACATCTACAGTAGATGGCACTATCGGTATTAATACAGGAGTAAATAAAAGTATAAAGGTAGAGTTTGAGGACGGGCCTAGTGCACTTTTTAAACCTAATGTTGGAGAGCCAAAGGGTAAATGGTTTCCTGTACATGGAGCAATGGCACAGAGAGAAGTAGTTGCGTATGAAATAGCAGCAGAAATGGGAATGGCTAGCGGAGAAGTTTCAGTTCCCTATACAGCCATGTATAAGTTTAAAGGAAAAGTGAGCGACTCAACTCATAAATGGTTGCATAATAAAGTAGGTTCTGCACAAAAATGGGTAGACAAAAAAGGGGCTAAGGTGGGAAGCAATTTTACTGCAGCTGAGAAAATGGCATGGAAAAGGTTGCATCCAAATTTAAATGATTTACAACTCTACTCAGGTACTGAACAGGGAGCGAGGTTAAGAATACTTGATTTTATCTTAGATAATAATGATAGACATAGTGGTAATTATATGGCTACTTTTAAGACAGTACGAAAAGGAGATTATAAAGGTCTTAAAGTAGTAAAAGAAGTGTTTGCAATAGATAATGGGTTGTGTATGTTTCCAAATACTCACACTGGATTGCAGAAGTTGATAGGAAACACAGCTAAAATTTCTAATAAAGTAAGAAACGAGATATTAAATTTAACTCCAAAGAAAGTTAAGAATATCTTAACTGAAATACGACGACATGATGCATCGGGGCTAAGCATTACTACACGCATTGAAAAGAGGCTTATAGAAAGAGTAGAATCAATACAAACTGTTTTGAAAATGAAGAATGTAAAAACTTATGATGACTTATACTTAGCACATGAGCAGGTATATAAAAAGGTTGGAGGACAGCTTAGGGTTAGAGGTACAGAGGAAGTTGAGAAAGTGTTTGAAGCAATTATGAGGGAGAGAAAGGAGCATATAGGAAAAGGTTTACCAATTGGCACTAAGGTTGTAGGGCAGCCTAAAGTTAGAGGTATAAAGGAAACAACTGAATTTGATTTAACAAGTTATGTTACAGACCCATAGGAACATCTTAAAAAAGGGAAGGACTAAAAAATGAAACATTACTACGTAGACTTTTATCATTATAATGAAGAAACAGGTGAGCAGGACTTTGATGGGAAAGTACATTATACAGCAAAAAAAGGAATTGTTATTGATAAAGATATAGAAGACTACTTTCCTAATAAAGATGAGAAGGGAATTACAAGAATACTAGCACCCACTGGTAATGGTGATGTTAAGTGGTGCACTACAAAAGAAGGCTTAACGTTTTTAAAGACTGTTTCGCTATTGTTTTCAAGATTAAGCAGAGTATCTGTTTCAGAAGTAAGAGTAGAAACAATCTAACTTATGAATAACGGGCTTTAATTATTTGTGCCATCTAAAACAAATAATATAGATGCGGTTGAACTCTTTAGATAGACACAATTATTCTGTAAATGAAGACTACCGAAAGATTGACTGCGTTTATTCTTTTTTATTATTATGGAATTTAACCAGATAACAATTCCATGTGCTCGGCGTGTTGATGAGTGGTTTACATTGATAGGTCTGGGAGACATTCACGAAGGTAATGCAGGGTGTGATTTAGCTGCTTTACAAAAAGTTGTAGATAAAATAGCACATAACGACTCTTATTACTGGGTCGGTATGGGAGACTATGTAGAAGCAATAAATTTTACAGATAAGCGTTTTGACATACGACAAGTAGCAAGGAAGTACAGGAACGAAAGTATTGAACGAATTTGTCAAGAGCAGATAGAGACAATGAGTGAAATCTTTTACCCTATAAGAAAGAAATGTGTTGGATTACTAAGAGGTAATCATGAAGAGACAGTAAGGCAGCATTATCATTATGATGTTTTATATGATATGTGGAAACATCTCAATGATATTAAGGTCGGGATAAAGGGAAAATCTAAAACAGCAACAGAAAATCTCGGTGCTTATCCTAATCCTGTTGTAAAATTGCTTTACGATGCTGCAGTAATACGATTATCCTTTATTAGTAAGAAGAAGAGTACATGGAAAATCTCTTTTGATATCTTTGTAACTCATAGCAATATAGCAGGAAGGTCGGCAGGGGGGAAAGTAAATAGACTTGAAAAGTTATTAGCAGATTGGCACACTTGCGATGTTGTAATGGTAGGGCATGGTCATGATATGCCTGTTGACCCAACAGCAGCATTGAGTTTTAATAGATATGGGAAGTTTATATCAAGAAAGAGGAGGGGTGTTATGACAGGTACATTCTTAAAAGTATATACTTTAGGGGGAACAGGGTATGCTGAAAAAGCAGGTTATCCTCCGTCAGAAATAGGCACCCCCTCTATTCAGTTTAATCCTGTTTCAGAAGATTTGAGGGTGATAGTATGATGGAAGAAGAAGAGAGAAAGGATATTGACGAAGAAAAAGAGCTATATAACTGGCAGATAGAGTTTAAGGGTTATATAGAGATAAAGGGTAAGTATGAAAAGATGCCAACTGGTTATCCTATGTTGCGGTTCTTAGAAAGGGCAATAAACGAAGCAATAGCAACAGACCCACATAAATTTAGACTATATAAATACAATGCAGAAGTAACTGATTATGATGGAGAGGAAGATGTAGATATAGAATTTGAAAGTGATATGGAGTGATAATGCTAAATGAAAAAACTTACACTACTTTTTATAATAGTTATTTCGTTTTTTGTAACATATTGTTTTGCAGGTGATAATAAGGCTCCAATATTTCAGGGAGCAACTGATACTGAATGTGTTAAGTATTCTGGTGTAGATATGAGTTGGGTTGAGATTTTCCATACTAACAACCATATACACTATGTCAATCGGGAAGTTCAACATGCGGTGGTGTGTAATAAAAAAGAGATGGTGTTGTTTGTTATCAAGGGGACTAAAGATGTTAGTATTATACTAGGGCAAGAGTATCCTGACAAAACACAAAGTTGGCAATTATTTGAAGTAGATATTAATGATAATGATGATGAATTTACAAAGAGGTACAAGGAGAT